CTCTCTAAAACCGCGCGAATTTTTCAGTTTTGGGCTTGTCGCCTATACCATGTCCTGCGTGATAGGCCCAAGGACGCCCATGGTTTCAACGCCTCTAGGGTGGTAGCCTCTTGTCCTATCCTAGGTCTCCCCCCCTTCCTTTTGGGTTTCTGAGGTGGCATTTGGATAGAGGCGAGGTCTACGGGTTCTGGCTTCGGCGGCTTGGCCTCGAACGCGTGGGGCTGGGTGAGCCAGTGTGCGGTCTGGCAGATTTTGCAGTATGGTGGCTGGGCCATGGCACGGTTTATGGCACGGTTCCCCGGCGCAGGGCAAGCGTTACAATGTAACAATGGGGGGGTAATGGGCGAGGTTGAGGAGCGCGGCGAGATCATCCTGAAGCTGGCGCGGGACCCGGTGCTGGCGCATGAGTTGCTGTTCAGCCATAGGCATCCAGACGAGATCCCGGCGTTTCATGAGGAGATCATTTTAGATTGGCATGGACCGAGCCGGTCTGTGCTGACGATGGCGTTTCGTGGGGCTGCGAAGAGCACGTTGGCGGAAGAGGCGATTATCCTCGAGGCGTGTCTTCGGCGGTTTCGGAATATTTTGATTATTGGGGAGAACTATGAGCGGGCATGTGACCGGCTGCGGTCGGTGAAGCGTGAGTTTGAAACCAACGATCTCATCGGGGGTCTGTTTGGTGGGCTGGTTGGGCCGATCTGGCATGAGTGCAAGATAGAGCTTTCGAACGGGGTTGTGATCCAGGCCGCGGGGCAGGGGCAGGCGGTTCGGGGAACGAAGCACATCGATTTGCGGCCTGATTTTCTGTTCATCGATGACTTGGAGAGCCAAGAGAGCGTTGCGACGCCTGAGGCCAGGAGGAAGTTGTCGTCATGGGTTTATGGCGATTTGTTTCCGGCGCTTGATCCGCATGCGGTGAGGCGGGTTGCGGCGACGCCGTTGGACCCGGAGGCCTGGGCTGTTTCGCTTTTGGGTTCCGAGGGCTGGGTTGCGTCGGTTTATCCGATTGAGCATGTCGACGAGGAGGGGAAGCGGGTCGCGACGTGGGGGTCGCGGTTTCCGCTGGCCTGGATCGATCGGCAGAAAGCCGAATTGGCCGCCGCGGGAAAATCGATGGAGTGGGAGCAAGAATACATGTGCCGGGCGGTTGACCCGGAAAGCCGGATTTTCACCGAACAGATGATCCGGTGTGAGCCACAGGTGAGGACGTGGCATGCCACCTATGCGGTTTATGACCCGGCGCGCACCACGAACAAGAGCTCGTCGACGACGGGGCGCATCGTGGCGTCTTGGGTGAACAATCGGCTGATTGTTTGGGAGGCGACCGGCGAGATGTGGAAGCCGGATGAGATTCTGGACGACATGTTCGCCGTCGACGAGAAATATGGGCCTGTCGCGATCGGGGTGGAACAGGATGGCTTGCACGAATTCATCATGCAGCCGTTGCGGCATGCGCAGGTCCAGCGGGGGCATCTGCTGCCGATCCGGCCGTTGAAGGCGCCGAAAGGGAAGATTGATTTCATCAAGAGCCTTCAACCGTTTTTCAAGGCGCGGGAGGTCATTTTCGCGGGCGAGCGGCCGCAATTCGATGAGGCAATCGCTCAATTCATGGGGTTTCCGACCGGCAAGGTCGATGTGCCCAATGCGCTAGCCTACATGCTTTTGATGCGGCCTGGCCTACCTGTTTTCTCTGGGTTTTCCACGGCTCACGTCAGAGCGAACGCGACACGGGCGTTTTCGGAAAAGCTCTATCTTGCGTTGAACGCCAATAATCAGACGACGGCGGGCGCCCTGGTTGGGGTTCATGGCAAGGTGGTGACGGTCTATGCCGATTTCATGTTTTGCGACGGGCCGGGGGAGAGCCTGGACGCTCTTGTGAAAGAGGCGTCGCTCGCCGCGGGGAAAGCGTTTGTGACCTATGCGCCGCGGGAGCATTTCGACACGCTGAACGGGATCGGGCTGCGCGCGGCCGCTCGGAATATCCCCCTTGAGGTGCGCCGCGGCGGCGATCCGATGGCGGGGCAGGAAGAACTCAGGAAATTGTTGGGCGCCTATGTCGCGGAACGGCCAGCATTCCAGGTGGCGGAGGAGGCGAGTTGGACCCTTCGGGCCTTGGCCGGCGGCTATGCGCGAAAGCCGGGGAGGGACGACGCCGAGGACAACTGCTATTCTGTCTTGATGGAGGGGATAGGGGCTCTATGCGCCGTGCTGAAGGCGGGACTTGAAAATAAGGAAAATGTCCACTACGATTACACGAGCGACGGACGCAAGTTTATTTCGCTCAGATAATGGAGAGTTTTTCCATGAACGTCAATATCCTTGCGGCCCTGAACGGCGTCGCGATCGCGGCGGCCAACGCGGCGGACATGAATACGGTTTCCCTGATGCAGCAAGCGGCGCAGCTTTGCGCGCGGGCGTCCTCGACCTATGACGCCACGGCGACGAGCGCGACGGCGTTCTTGAATCCGAACGGCCAGTTCTTCCCGCAGCAGTTCGATTCGCTGAACAAGACCGCGACCCAGCTCGGCGTATCTCCGAAGCAGCTCGGCGGCTGATCCAAAGTTTCGCGGGCATAGCTCAAAGGTAGAGCTACGGTCTTCCAAACCGATGATGACCAGTTCGAGTCTGGCTGTCCGCTCCAAGTTTCGATAGGTAAGAGCCCTGGACCGTCGCCGCTCGCGGTCGTTTCGTAAGCTAGGCTCTTGGCGAGGCTCGGCGGGCGCCTTCGGATAGGCTATAAGGCAGAAAGGCACGGCGGTGATAAGCAAAGTCATAATCATCGTGGACGACAGGTCTGAGATCACCTCTCTGGCTGCCGAGGCCATTCCCACTATCGTCAAGGATAGTATCTTCGTTCGTGTTTCTGATTTACCGCATGACTTGGTCGATAGGCTTTATCGCTCGGTCGGGAAGTCCCAGGAGCCGCTTGCGGCGTGTCGCCAATGATCTTCGTCTTTCATGACGAAGTTCTCCTCTGTGGAGGTTGAACCGTCCCGCGTGTTCTCGGTTTCTGAGGCGGAGAAACAGGTGGGGCGGTCTTCTCTTCTAAGACTGTGTATGTTATGTTATAACGTAACGAGGTCAGGCCATGTCCCGGTTCGACGACCTAATGAGCGCGCTCGGGCAGCTTTTGCTGTTCTGTCCGCCGCTGCTTTTTGTCTTTTTTGTCCTGCACATTTACCGGAAGCAGCGCAGCGGCCATGCCGGAATTTGATGACGAGGGCGGGGAAAAGAAACTAGACAGGAAGTACAATCTCGCCCGGCGGAAGCCGGTCCGCGAGAAGCTGACCGCGCTTTATTCTGACATTCAAAAAGGCTACCAAGAACAGGATGCGCGCGCCGCGGACATCAAGGACTATTGGGATATTTACAACTGCGAGTTGACGGACAGGCAGTTCTACGCCGGAAATAGCGAAATCTTCGTTCCGGCGGTTTACAACGGGGTCAACGCGCGTTCGACGCGGTTTTCCAATCAGATTTTCCCGCTTTCCTCCCGGCACATCGAGGTTCTTTCGACAGACCCGTCGTTGCCGCGCGCGCTTTGCGCTCTAGGCGAGCATTATATCTCCAAGGCGGATCTCCGGAATTTGGTTCCGGCCCTTGTCGTGTCCGGCGACATCGAGGGGCATTACAACATCTATTGTTCCTGGTCGTCGTCCAGCCGCCACGTGATCCAGAAGGTGGAAAAGCCGCTCGAGACCGAGTTCGGCCCGTCGATCGGCGATGTCGAGGACATCGAGGAAATCGAAATCAAGTCCTCGCATCCCGTGGTCGAGGTCATTCCCGATACCGACATCTGCGTCATGCCGGCGACCGCGGACAGCCTTGATGAGGCGATACAGGCCGGCGGGTCCGTGACGATCCTTCGCAGGTGGTCGAAAACAAAGATCCGGCAAATGATCTCCGAAGGCCTGATCGACAAGGCTGAGGGGGAGGCTCTTCTCGGCGAGATGTCGAATGAAGAGGCGGGTGGGAAGCCGAACCGGCCGAAAGACGCGGCCTCCGCCGCCGGGGTGAAAATCGAGGGGAGCGATCGTTGGGCGCTGGTTTACGAAACCTGGTCCATGGTTGAGACGCCGGACGGATTGAGGCTCTGCCAGACCTTTTATGGGGGCCCTGACCAGGTGTTATCCTGTCACCGAAACCCGTTGTGGTGCGACCGGCTCCCACTGATTTCGGCGCCGGTCAAGAAGGTGGCGGGGTCGTTCAAGGGGCGATCCCAGGTCCAGCCGGTGGCGTCAACGCAATATTTCATCAACGACATGATGAATGAGGGAGCCGATTCGGCGAGCTATTCCATGCTCCCTATTGTGATGACCGACCCAGAGAAAAACCCGCGCGTCGGCTCCATGGTGCTGAACATGGCGGCGGTATGGGAGACCAGTCCGAAAGATACCCAGTTCGCGGCATTCCCCCAGCTCTGGAAAGATGCCATCGCCATTGTTGGGGAGGGCGTGCAAAGCATTTTCCAGACCCTCGGCGTCAACCCAGCGATGATCACCGGGGAGCGCGCCAATTCCCGGCCGACGCAGGCTCAGATCGCGAATGAGCAGCAGGTCGATATCCTGACCACGGCCGACGCGGTTTCGGTGATCGAACACGGTATCCTCACCCCGATGCTGCTGCTGTTCATGGAGATGGACTATCAGTACCGGGATTCCGCGATCATGGTCCGGCAATACGGGGAACTTGGCGCCGGC